ATTAAAAGATTATAGCCCCTAACACAAATGCAACAGAAGCAATAAGTATTTCTGTTCTATAATGTAGTTGCCAAATCATAAATTTTTCTTTGTATTTATTTATCATCATCTTCCTCCAAGTTTCTCAGCTTATAATCATAACTACCTTGTTCGTGTTCATCGGTAATCCATTTAGCTGAATTTTCTACGGAATAGATCTTACTGGTTACTAATCTATTAATCAAGTTTTTTGATGGGTCCACACCCATAGATGCATCAAACATTTTAAGCCTATTATTGGGCTGTATTGCAAAGTTTCCATCCTCTAATTGTAATACGTGGCCACATTTATGTTGATCTGGTTTTTCTGCATAACCAAAATTTAATTCATTGAAGTCTCCTGCACACCAGTCAATTGTAAATAAATATTTACCTTTACGTTTTACTCTACGTCGTGATGTATATTGCATTGTAGCACCAGCCAACTCATAAAAAGTTGTGACACTTACATTATAACTAAAACAATCCCACATAACTAATTCATCTAATGGTAATTCTTTGACTCCAGGTTTTGTACAGAAAGCCGAGATAGGTGCTCGCCACCACAGGCCACCATCTTCCATTAAAAAATGAAACATTGGTACTCTGTTTGGTATAGAGCTAAAACCAAATACTCCTACTTCAAAATATTTGTCGTGTGAATCTTTTTGATCTCTAAGATAGTTACCCCTGACGTAACATTCTATTACTGGTATGTTTGCATTAAGATAAGCCATTAGTCATTTATACTCCCCCAGTTTTTACCGTGTTCGTAGTCTACTTTGTTTGGAACCTCTAGAGTAACAGCTTGCTCCATAATCTCAACAATCTTTTTTGCCTGTGCGTCATTTTCTATTGATAAACATAGTTCGTCATGTATTTGTATGTGTGCTACAATTCCTTCCTTGTATAATTCTAACATAGATTTTTTTGTCATGTCAGCTGCACTACCTTGTATTAATTTGTTTAATGCTTTGTATGTGTAAGCTCTTTTAATCCCTGGTCCATGTTCTGCCAATGCATCTTCGTGTGACATAGCTTTGTGCATACCAAAACTATTAGGTTCCCATAGATGAAACCTGCATAGTCGTCCCAGCAATGTACGGATTTGTCCACGGTCTTGTGCTCTGTTAGATGCTTTTTCCATAAGTTGTTTAACAAAAGGTACTTTACCATGATACGTGTTAAATAATTCTGCAGCTTTGTCTTTTGATACTCCAAGTTCTGCCTGTAGTTTAGCTTTACCCATACCATAAAATAATCCTAAGTTAATTGTTTTAGCTTGGGATCTTGGTATCTCTGCCATGTCTGCTACAGTCTGGTGAAAGTCTGAGTTAGCATCATTTTGATATGCGTCTACTACATCATAAACAGAGGGTAATTTGTATAAAGCAGCATAATGCACTACCAGCCTAGGTTCTTGCTGAGAATAGTCAAAACAACCCCATCTATGGCCTTCCTCGGGTATAAATAACGACCTTATCTTAGGTCCAAGGTCTTTGTTACGTGCTGGAATCTGTTGTAGATTTGGATTCTGGTAGGAGAACCTACCAGTAACCGTGCCACCCCCAGCATTTCTTAATTGGTTTATTTCTGCATGTATTCTACCTTTGTGTTCGTATCGTAGAATAGAATCTATAAAAGTTGTATGTGCTTTGTTAACTTCTCTTGCCTTTGCAATCATGTTAACAACAGGATGTTTGTGTTCTTGTAAAAAGTTTTTTGTAAAACTTGGTGCTTGTGTTTTTTCTGTGCGTTCAAAAGGTATTTTTAAATTTTCAAATACATCTGCGATACTACTAGCTGCCCAGATCTGTGGTCTTACATTAGTTTCTTTTTCAATAGCATTTAATAATTCATTCTCTTCATTAATTAAATTTTTCTTTAATGTGTGTGCTGCTTCTACATCTACTCTTACACCTTTGAATCTCATGTCAACCAGGCATGGAAATAAATCTGTTTCTAATTCCATAATTGATTGTAGGTCCTGTGCAATAATTTCTTTCTTCATTTCTTGCCATAAACCAAATGTAGCTTCTGCATCTCGTTCAGCATAAGTCCCGACATTAAGTGACGGAAGTTTATACATTTCAGATTTAGGGTCTATTCCCCATTCAGCTGCTGCTTCTGCAAGTGCAGCTTCATTCTTACCAAAACCTAAATACTTCCAGGACAAACTATTAAGATCATATCTAAATCTATTCTCATCAGTCACAGCTGCGGCTATCATTGTATCAACAATCATACCATTTATGGTTAGGCCCATAGCTTTAATCCAACATACGTCGTACATTGCATTGTGAAATATTTTTGTAGAATCTGTTTTAAGAATATCTTGAAACCATTCTAAAACTTTTTTACGATCCATGTTGCCACCACCTTCGTGTGCAATAGGAAAGTATCCTTTGTAATGTGATGTTGCTACAGCTATTCCTATAACTTCTCCATTACCTATAATAGATCCAGATCCTTTTTTAATTAAGTCCGGGTCTTTTGTTTCTAAATCAATTGCAATTTCATCAACCTGTCTGAGGTCTGGAAATTCTGTGGGTATTACCCATTCTGTCTGTGCGCTAAATGTAGGTATCTTCATAACATTAAATAACAAAGAATTAATAAACATGTAAACAACCCCATGTAATGAGGTATATGATTATTTGGTTCCATAGTCCCTTTCGATTATCATTTCTATAAAATGTATTGCTTTTTCCAAGTCTTGTTTCTTTCCTTTATCGCGATGTCTTATTATATATTTTATAGCACAACCTTCTGGATATAACAACTCATTCTCAACTACAAATTTGCTTGGTTGAATTTTGTATTTTTGATAATGGGTCCCGCCGTGCTGCTTATTCCAAACTTTCGATGTCATAACCTTTGTCCTCATGTTTAGCTGTTAGTATATATAAATTTTGTTTTGTACGTGTTACACCCACATACCAAACTCTTTGTTCTTCGTCGTATTTATCTTCGCTTCTTTCTACTGCGTCTCTTATTTTTTTTGTATTGTCTAAAATTAATAAAACATTTGTAGCTTCCCCACCTTTTGCTGCATGTATTGTAGATAATTTTACTCTTGCAGGTTTAGATAACTCTTCTTTAAGTCTTAACATTTCTCTTATGTATAAACTTTCTTCTGGATCTGTTTTAAAAACTTCATACCACTCTTGTGTTTTTGCATAACCAAACTCATATAGGTCGTACATTCTTTCTTCTTTTAGTTCTATATCTTCTTCTAAAAATTCTAAAAGGTCTTTGCATTCTGATAGAGATAGTTTATCTCCATTAGTCCATCTCGTATAATTTTTAATAGCTGTATACAATCTTGTCTTATAGCTCTTTCTACCTTTTATTTCAAAGTAAATAGCCATATCTTTTAATGTAGATTTTAATTTAATTAGTTTATCATTTGTTCTTGCAAGTATTAACCAATCACCATTATACAGCGGCGCATCTTCAATAGACATTATATGGTTCGTGGTCCCTGATTCCGGACGCGGTGCCCATTGTTTTTTAATTCTTCTGTCATCTGGTATTCTACTTAAAATTTGATCAGCCACATGTTGTACTTGTCGTGGTACCCTGTAAGATTGTGGCAAGATTATGTCTTTAGCTGGCTCGTTTTGAAATCTTTTAACATCTGCACCAGCCCAGCCATAAATAGCTTGATCATCATCACCTGCTAGTATAACATATTTAGAGTTTTTCTTAAGTATATCGTACATTTTCCATTGTATTGGCGATAAATCCTGTGCTTCGTCGACAAATATTACATCATATTTCGGACACAATTCTGCCACATTAAATTTTTCAATCATGTCTGTAAAATCTACCAGGCCATATGCCTGTTTATAATTATCTACTTCATCTTTTAAAATTTGTAGCTGATGCTTGTCTATGTCCTCTGAATACATGTCTGTATTATATTCTTCCTCAATAGATACGTTCTTAATCCTTGCTGCATTAATAATGTTAAAGTATTCACTATTAGAATCTACAAACCCAGTCTTCTCTTCTCCATTAGAATAAACTGTAACCTCTATACCTAATTTTCTACCTATGTCTTCGTAGTGTTCGTCTTGCATTACTTGCGCTTTCTTTATACCTAGTTGATTAAAAGCTAGTGAGTGTAGTGTTCTAAAATGTTTTAGATTTTTCTTTTGTAGTTTTGGATATGCATCTAACATTCTGTCTACTGCCTCGTTAGCAGCTTTAGTTGTAAATGCAAAGTATCCTATTCTATCAATAGGTGTACCAAGTTTAACAAATGTTTTTACATACTTAATAAGTCTGGTTGTCTTACCTGTACCAGGAGGACCCAATATTTTTCTAATCACATTATCTCCGTGTTGTGTTTTATTTTAGTATGGTTTATTTCTATGTCTTCAAACTCTTCTATACTTATCATTACAATATTTTTTGTAGGTGTATTGTATTTACCTTTTTCTTTTGTTGGATATCGTTTCTGTTCTAAAAATTGTATGTCACATTTTTTGTAATTAGTTTTCATCATTACACCCGTTTTATCTTCGCCGTGTTTCCAATTCTTAGATCTTAGTTTGTCGTAGAATTTGTCAAACTTAAAGTATGCATAACCATCTTCTATTAACACGGTTCCAGATTTAAATGCTGCATCGTTCATAGCTTTAGGTCCATTTATTTTTGCATGTAATACGTCGTGTAGTTTTTCTTTTGGTGATGTACCTACAGGAGGGTTAATTACTTTTTGTGTTTGAAACAATGCTTCTAATACTGTTTGATCTTCTGGTGCTTTTATAATTGGTGGTGGAAATCCTGCAGCTTTAGCTATCGAGTTTCTACGTTTACGTTGATCTGTTACATGTTCAATTGTTTTGCAATGCACAGTAGCTTTACCAATACCGTCTGGTTTAGTTACATCAAATTCATACTCTGGGTCTGGTTCTATGTCTATCTTTCTTAAGTTTGTTAACACAGGATATTGTCCTTTTGATCCTGCTAGTATACCAAATTTCTTTTTTACACAGATACCTTTCTTACAAAAATCACTGAGCGGACTTTGATTACAAGTGTAACCTTTTTCTGATCTGTTCCATGATCTTGTTTTTTGTTTTAATTTATTGTCATCCCATGCGTTTGCATGTTCTCTTGCAAAATATTTTACTGGTGCATTCTTTACTTTCTGTTCCCATGTATCTGGATACTTCATCTTAACAAACACATGATAGTTATACATAAACCTATCTTTGCCATCAAAACCTGATTGATTAGATATTTTAGATATCAAAGCAAGACAAGGTGGTCCTTCTAAAAAATCTTCATCTACACCTTCCATAGATTGTTTTTCCATTTCTTCTGTCAAAGATTTTAGATCATCTGTCGTAGTTATATTTGCATCTACAACTTTTATAAATTGTTCTAATGTAAAAAATGTACCATCAATGTTAATAGCTCTACGCTGTCCACCATAGTATGGCAGGTTTATAAACTGCCCTGGTTTTATAATTCCTGTTTCCGGATCTTTAGTTAGTTGTGTCTGCTTTGGAAATATTTCTGTGTCTGGTTTAAGATTAAACAAAGGTAATAGATTGCTTAAGAATGATACAATAATTGTTGATTGCACAAACTCATTCATAAATAAATATAAGTGTAGTCCGCCACTTTTAGATTCGATAGGTATAAGTGGTAGTTTGTATTGTTGAATTGTTTCTAAATAAAATTTTTTATCAAAGTTTTCATATTTTTTAGGATCTATATCTATTACTCCAAACCTAGCATCACCGCTTTCATTAGTTGGTTGTATACCAACAGATACTTTACCTTCTAAATGTTCTTGATAAATTGTGTCTGTAAATTCTTCGTAGTTCCATCTGTAATTAGGTTTTTGCTTTCCGCTTTCTGGGTCGACAATTGCGTTAGTCCAATCTGCGATTCCATACGCATGTCTATAGCCATTAAATATTTTTATATACTCTTGCATAGTTATCCTGTCTACATGGGCCACTTAGTCTCCCTTGTGGCCCACGCTGTGCACATACCCCGAAGGGATTATATAATGCTGCTACTTTCCGCTGGTTTCTGTTCACCATGCTTAGCTTTCACTGCACCTTTAGAGATGCTTTCAGAAAACGATTTAGCTTGTTGATAGATACTCGCGTCAGTAATAGGACCAACTTTACTTACTTCCCAACCAAACCACGTGCCTTTATCATTAGACATTTGGGTAGTCTTTAGTTTGTAAATGTGGCTAAAAGATGCCGGTGTATATAAACCGTTTTTACCT